TTGGTTATGTGGTGTATAATTTGTGGTGCGGAGGTGAGATGCCGCGTTAAATTGATAAAGTAGCAAGGGTTTATTAGTGCAGGTCTAGTGTTCGTGGGAAAACATCTCACTTATGCTTTATCAGCCCCGAGTTACTGGGCTTGTACTAATAAGCCTTTTTTTGTGTCTGTATGCAATCTATAAGCAGGCACAATCCTTTCTAGCGAATCTCACTTGATTAATCTTTTCTGGTAGCAGGAATCCCGCAAAAAATGCTCAGAGGGCGTAACTGTATAAACGGCGCATAAATCACGGCCATGCTGAACCTTGTATCCGTGTCATCGTTTTTGGGATTTTTAAGTACCACTTTAAGTATCGTCTGTAGATACCAAAAGATGGGAAAGGGGTAGATTATGTCTAAAATTCAGTATTCACCAACAGAAAAGCTATTAATCAAGATAGAGAAAACGATTAAAAGTCCTCGCATTAGTGAGCAGGATTTAAACTTTTTATGCTCTGTAAGTTCGTTTTATTTGATCAACAAAAGATTGACACCTAAACAAACCTATACAGCAAATAAGGTTGTAAATAAATACAAAGTAAAAAGAGCTGCGTCAAAACCTAAGAAATACCAGCTTTATGCAATCTCAAGTGGTGATGGCATTAAGCTTGGGTTTACGTCTGACTTAAAAGGTAGGCTTAGAAGTTTGCAAGTTGGTAACAGTTCAAAGTTAAAGTTAATCTGGAAGTATTTAGTTAAGGGCAGCAGACAAGATGCTGTCAAGGCTGAAAAGAAACTGCATAAGTTTTGCAATGAATTTAGGGTTAGAGGCGAATGGTTTAAACCAGAATGTATTGACAAGGTAAAAACGTTCAAGCCATAACTAAAAGTCTAATGATAGCTATTATTTAAATTTGGAGAGTAAAATGATTAAAAGCGAAAACCTAAAAGGTAAACTGTCAAAAGATGCTTACATAGCAGCTCTAGAGGCTGAGATAGCAATGAATAACGCGGTTATTGATAATATTAACAATCTAGGCCCTGTATCACTTGCGGCAAATGCAGCGGCCGCAGTATTTTATGCATCAACAGTGGCGGCTATAATTAAAAAAGATGCACAATCAAAAAGCAGTGAAGAGCACTTTTAATTAATTGGAGAGTAAAAAATGATTAAAGTATTTAACTTGGCAATGTTTGCAGCGCTAATAACTGGCGTTTACTATGATAATGAAGGGTTGCTTGAGCTTTATTCGGCATACACATTCTCATTGCTTGTACTAATTTCTATTGCTGGCGCTTATTGTGTCTATCTAGCTTTTGAGTTTGACCAAGAAAGCGATAAGTCTACTTACTTGAAAGATAAGCTTATAACTAGTTTCAATGGCGAGATTACCACCTATCAAAAGTTTGTAGTTATACCGGTAAGGGTGGTGTCTTTAATCTTATTGGTTTTCTCTCAACAGTATTTGGCAGCGGCGGCACTTTTCTTATCAATTGCAATGTTTCACAGAATCAATAAGGGTATGACTAAAAGGTTTAATCAAATGAGTGATTACATGGCATCAAAATCAGATTCTAAAATTGTTATTGCTGATTTCGGCAAAAGTTAACCTTAATTGCCCCAATTACCAACCATGCTATAATTGCCCTATATCAAATTAGGGCTTTTTTATGCAATCTCCTGAACTGTTCGCAGCATTAACAAACCGAAGTATATTAGACCAGCGCTTTGCTTCATCTCTAAACAAGCAAACAACCGAGGCACTTCAAGAGCTTGCTAAATGGCTACGCGAGCGCATTAATCGAGAAGGTACTACCATTGCGTCTAGAAAGCGATACCAGAAGCTTTTAGATGATGTTGAAGCAAAGACAGTGCAAGTGTATGAAGATATCACAGCGCTTTACTACGAGCAGTTTAAGGCGCTATCCGCTGATGAAGTTGAATTTATCACGCAAGCCATTCAAACCTCTGTAGTCGCCGACGTTATTGTAGAATCACCATCAAATAGAAAGCTGTGGGCGGCAGTAACCAAGAACCCACTGGCAATCGGTGGTAATAACTCATTTGTTGACTTTGACGAGATGATAGAGAAGTTAGGTGATAACAGTCGTAAAGTTGCAAGCGTAATATCCGGCGGATTTTCGCAAGGCTTAACACTGCAAGAGATGACTCAAACCATTATCGGCACTAGAGCGCAAAAGTACACTGATGGAATTATTGATGCTTCCAGGCGAGAAGCTGAGTCTATTGTTAGAACTGCGGTAACTCACATTGCTTCAACTTCACGCGATGAGATATTCAGACAGAATGATGACATCATTTGGGGCTATACAATACTAGCCACTTTAGATACTCGAACATCCGAAACGTGCCGATACTTTGACGGTAAAACGTTTAAATACTCTGATAGTTACAATCCAAAACCAGCTTTTCATTATCGTTGTCGAAGTCAGATTACAGCAGAGTTTTACAACGACAAACTAAACCGTACAGGCTCTACGCGCTCGGCTAACTTTGAAGATGAAAAAGGCCAAGTTGACGCAACTAAGCAATATTATGATGTTCTGAAAAGGCAGCCAGTTTACGTGCAAGATGAAGTGTTAGGAAAGTCTCGCGGTTTAATATTCAGAAACGCAGGATTGAGCGCGCAAGAATTTAGGGATGCTTTAGCTAATCGTATGGGTGAGCCTTTAACGCTCGCGGAAATGGCGCAGAAGAATCAGAAAATATTAGAGTACATGAAGAAGAATGAATTTTTAAAAGGTTATATCTGACGATAGTTTGACGCTTATAACCTTTAGTTATATCATTATAACAACTTTAATCGGTAGCAGTAGCTACCACCATTGTAGTCAGGAGATTATCAATGTTTGACGAAGAGCAACAAAAAGCGATTGACGAAATGCTAGCGAAGCAGAAGCAAGAGCTAGAATTGTCGTACAAGTCTCAATTAGATGAGGCGCTTACTGGTATTGAGAAGTTAAAACAGACCAATGCCGATATGAAGCAGGAAAAAGTTGAAGCACTTAAAAAGGCAGAGCAAGATAAAATTGATGCTTTGCGTGAAAAGGGTGACGAAGCTGCGGCGCTACAAATGGAGCTTGAGAGAATCAAGAACGACCATGATAGCGCAAGAGAAGCACTGCAAAAGCGTAATGATTTGATTGTTGGCAAAGATCGCGAAGTGGCTCAAAGTGAAGTCCTTTCAATGCTTGTAAGTCAAGATGCTGGAATGAAGCTACTTGCAAATTCTTTAGTTGATGCGCAACTAGATGGTGATACTGTCACGCGCTCATTTAAAGATCTAAACGGCAAGGTTGTCGCTTCCAACTTTGAAGATTTTAAAGCTTGGGCTCAAAAAGATCCTGATATGCAGCATTATATCGCAGGGTCAAAAGCTAGTGGTACTGACTATAGCGCGATCAAACCATCGCAAAATAGTCATAATAAAGATAATTATTCCAAGATGAGCAGTGAAGAAAAGCTAGCTTACTTGGATAACGTACAATTAAAGTAAATTTAGGAGTCCATTATGGCACTAGGCGATTTTCAACTGTTTAATGATTACGCATACCGCGCATTTGCAGTTACACTACAGCAAAACATTCAGTTATTTAATCAAGCAACACGCGGAGCTATTACGCTCGATACAATGGCGGTAGCTGGTGATAAGCACCAAAAAGCAGCTTTTGAGAATCTTAGCTCTCTTGTTGGTAATCGTGATCCAGAGTCAACAGCGGCAGCAACGGAACACGCGCTAAAAGAGTTGTTAAAAATTGACATTAAAGTAGGTTGGGGTACGCCTAATATTACTTACACCAATACTTCTTTCGACTGGACAAATCGCGACCCACGCGAAGCTGGTCGTTTATTCGGTGAGGATATTGCGGCGGGTGCAATGCAGTATATGCTTAACTCACTGCTTTACTCTGCTGTTGCATCAATGGATGACGCAGACGTTAACTATGACGGCACTGCTGGTGTTGCATCAATTGCAAGCCTAGTTCAAGGTGCTGGCAAGTTTGGTGATCGTCAATCAGCAATCGTATGTTGGGTTATGCACTCTAAGTCACAAACCGACATCTGGGCTGGCGCTGTTGCTAACTCTAATGACTTGTTTGACTTTGGTAACATTCGAGTTGTTACTGATGGTCACGGTCGCCCGTTAGTTATGACTGACTCTGATGCGCTTCACTTTGATAACGCTGGCACTGAAAACTACATCCAGCTAGGTTTGGTTTCTGGTGCTTTATCTGCCCAAGATCAAGGTGATATGCGCTCATATAACGTAACTGATTTGGACGAAGAAAATGCTCGCCAACTGTTAAAGGCTGAAGGTTCATTTATGATTGGCGTTAAAGGTTACACTTTCAGCAACTCAGTTGTTAAGCCTGGCGACGCAGACTTGGCGAATGCGGCAAACTGGGCGCGTGTTACTAACTTAGGCCACAAAGACACAGCTGGCGTTGTTGTAACTACTTTATAAGGGGTAAATCATGGCAGAAGCAAAGAAAAAATCATTTGCAAAAACCGACATTGTGTTAACTGCTATTGGCGAGCGAAAAAATCGCAAGGTTGAGTACAAGCTTACACCTGTATCATTCAACACAGTCAATCTAGCAGGCCTAACCGTAACTGGTGAAGCTTACTATGTTGATAAAGCTGTCGCGCTTGGTGCTAAGAAAGGCTAGCGCTAGAAAGCTGTAAATTTACTAAGCCTCACCTTTGAGTGGGGCTTTTTTATGCGAGGAAATTATGAGGAACGATTTACTTAAACAAATTGTAGTTGCGGCTGGGGGCACTGTTACAGACCCAAGCAATAGAAATAAACTTTTAAAAGATTGGCTTACAGCTTTAGGAGGTTGATATGGTTGATGAAACTAGAAACGAGCTATTAGCAGATATACTGACAGCAACACAGAATATTAGCGGCGCTTATGATGGTAGGGTTGTTGTAAAGCAAGCATCGGACCTTGCAGGAACACTTGATAGCACCAAAGAGTATTTTATTGATGGTGTTGTGGATATGGGGTCTCAGTCGATTGAAGTGCCTGCGGGTGGACTTTATTTGTCTGGCTATAACTTTGACACATCCAAACTAATATCTAGCGCAACAAACTATACAATGTTCACCTCGCCCGTTGGTGGTAGCGGTAATGTGATTGGTAAGGATTACGCGATAGAGGTCACAGGAGCAACATCAAAAGTATATGACTTAACTAGCGCAACTGGTTTTGATGCTTTTGAGTTTAGCAGGATCAACTATAACAACTGCGAATCTCTTGGTGAAATAAACGGGTACAGACAAGGCTTTGAAAGTGGAACCGGTAGGTTTGGCGGAAAACCAGAGCTGACACTATCTGGCACTTGGGTTGGCGGGTATTTTATCGACGCATCAATAGTTAGAAGCCTTGCCGATGGCGCTTACTCGCTATTCAAGGCAGGGGCTGGCTTTAGCATGGCCTCACGATTTAGAACTAACATGAATTTAGACTTACCAGCTAGCGCGTCATTCTTTGACTTTGCGCCTGCAAACTTTCCAAACCCATCAACAGTTCAAGTTGATGGTGCAATAGTAACAAGGCAGGGCACTCAAGATGCAACCGACACAAACTACACCCCAAACATAAGTGCAGGCGACATAGTGTGCTCTTGGTCTAGCAATATCGGAATGCCAAATACATTTGAAGGTGGTGCAATTGGTATTGCGGCAGAGGCTGCAACAACAATTAATGCAGTTGGAACTTTTGAGGATGTTAATGCTGTGGCGTGGAATGTGACTGACTTGCAGCACTTTGACAACCCTGCGGGAGGACAGTTAAGACACATAGGCATAAACCCAAGAGAGTACAAAGTTGTCGCTTCAATGTCTGCATCATCAACAGCAAACAACGTGCTAACCTTGAGGGTTTTGAAGTGGGATAACTCAGCCTCGGTATTTGTGACTGTTTTAGATCAAGTTAGGGCAGTCAATAATTTCACTGGCTCAAGAGATGTAGCTTTTTTCGATGTAAACATAAACA